GGCAACTTCTGTGTACCCAATCTGACCCTCTTCGGCCATCTTCCTGACCTGGCCGGTTGTAACGTCGAGAACGTTGGCAATCTCCTGGTAGATCGGGATACCTTGGTTCGCAAACTGCATCAAGTCGCGAGTGTAGGCCCGCTGGTTGGCCTGGATCTGACCAAGGTTCCTGGCCATATGAGTCAGCTCACCACCGGTAGCAGCTGCCACAACGGCCAGTCGCTCGACCTGGGTGATGGCCTCACTTGTCTCAATACCGAAGCCCATCATTGTTCGGGCTGCAGTTGCAACCTGCTTAGCCGTAAACGGCGTGGCTTGGCCAATCTCAACGAAGCGCTGGTAGGCATCGGCGGCTTCCTCGACGCCCCCGGTGAAGCCTTGTAGCTGGAGGAATAGCACCTCCATTTCAGCGCCAGTGGTGATGAAGTTTTTCACCGCGCCAACCAGCATATTAAAGGCGCCCATCAGGCTGTCCGCTGCGATCTGGGAGTTGATCAGAGTCTTCTCAAGCCCATTACTCCCAGTACCCATCTGCTGCATCTTTTTCTTGACCTCGTCGATGACCGACTGCAGGCGCTTCCAGGTACCCGTAACCCTTCCTGTTTCTTCGTTATATTTTTTTGTATCACCTTGGATCGCCTTAAGGACAGTTAATTGCCTCCTGAGTGCATTCGGCGTCCTGCCGAACTCACCGTTCATTGCCTTGGCAGCGACCTCAATAGCCTTTACTTCTTTGGAGACGACCTCAACTTCTTTGGCGATCATCTTGTCGCCTTCGAGAGCAATAGTAACCTTTTTCTCTACTGGCTTTCCAAGAGCGTCGGACATCATCTTTGACATCCCGTCTACGCCCTTCTGGTAGATGTCGAAGAAGGCGTTAATAGACTCGACCGCCTGCTTGTTTTCTACCTTAAGGTCAAAGGTTAGCTGCTGGCTCACGACGTCGAGTCCGAATCTGGATTAGGCTTCCATAAAAAAAAGGCCCTTTTGGGCCCCTTGGTTATTGCATTTAGTTTGCCCGTAAGGATTGAGGTTACAGGACTTAGGCGACTTCGGCGACCACGAAGGTAGCGACACCAGGGGTGCCTCCGACTTCGGTAAGGGTGATGGTATCTCCGATGGTGTAATTGGTGCCAGATGCAGTGATGTTGACTCCAATGACATCTCCACTTCCATCGGTATCGACAGTAGCGGTAGCGGAGGAACCAGTGCCACCCGTGAGGGTGACAGCGGCGCCAGTCTGGGAGGGGGTGAAAGCAGTCGTCGTCTGAAGATTGCTGACACCCAGGAGAGCGTCAATCCCTCCAATCAACTAATTACCAGCGTTCTCGTCGAGCTCAACGACGTAGCTGCCGTAGCCAGTCAGCGAGCACTCCCAGGACACGATGGAAGACACTTCGTTAGCCTCGGTGTAGCCCATCAGGGTGCCGTAGCCATACACGGTCTCGACAGTGCCGGTGGGGCCCACACGAGCGATCTTAACACGCAGGGCGTCAGCCACGGTGTTCTGCTCGGTAAGGCGCAGAATCTGGTAGCCAGCATCCTTGAAGTCAGCAATACCAGCCAGGGACATGGTCCAGGACTTGGTGGTTGCCACGGCCTGGTTGAAGCCCTTGGTCTCGTCGTCGTAGGTGTAGATGTCCTCAGAACCGGTGTCGGTTTCAAGGGAGGCGGAAGTCAGGCCATACAGACGCACGGGCTGCATGGTGCCATCGGTGGGCTCGGCCACGGGAGTAGCACCGATCGAGAACACGCCATTGGAGTAGGTGATTTTCTCGTCTTGAGCGATGACGGTGGTGGTGTCGACGAAGTTGCCAGCGCCAGCGCCCACGCCGCCAGTGATGCCATTGAAAGCGGTGTCAACGGACTCTGCCTTGAGGGGGATCAAATACAGATCGTACCCGAAGGCAGCTGAAAAGTTTGCCATATAGAAGAAACGGACCTAGATCCGCATGAAGGTACCTCGGACCTTCTACGGCCCGTTATTACTATTCTTCCTAAGCCCCTCAGAGCGGGGTGATTGGCATTGTGGATTTAATTAGGATTTTATTCTGCACCAGAGACCCAAGACCATCAGTAGTGGCCACTGTTTGTATAGCTTGAGCGCCCTGGAATCGCCTGACAATGCGGTTGGTCGCGGCTTGCAGGTCTGAGCCCGTAGCTGGCTCCCAGGCGACGAGGAAGACGCTCCAGGTTGTCGTAAGATCCATGTCGCCGGTCAGGTAGTTCATCTGGGTCGTATCGCCCGCGTCCTGAATGATGCACTCTACCCCTTGGACATTACGTAGCGAAGGCAGGTCTTCGCCAGCGCTGACTACAGACAAAGCTGTGATAGGTCCCTGCCCAGTCTTGAAGTCATAAAACCCTAAAAGTGAAGTAAATACAGCGTCGGCAGCCAGGGTATCGTAGATGACCTGAGCAGATATTGGAAATGTTTGCACGATGGCCACGAAAACCTACGATCCTAGTGTTCCTTTGGGTAAACTGAGTGTAGACATACACCACGGAGGCCTCATGAAGCCCAAGTTTACGGTTAATTCCCGTGGTGCTGTCTGGATGAATATCTGATGCACCCGTCACAGGACCATCTTCCCGTTTACGAACGAGTCTCAGATTACCTCCATACCATGTCTGCACTAACCCGCGGCGAAGCCCGCCGCCAATGGCGCCAATCCATCAAGGATGCCTGGAACAACCGCTGCGCTTACTGCGGCAATCCTCCCATCGACGACAACTCTTTAACAATTGATCATGTTCGCCCCAAGAGCTGCGGTGGCGAAGACAAGACTTCAAACGTAATTCCTGCCTGCCGAGAGTGTAATCAGGACAAGTCGAGCCAAGAGTGGGTCGCCTGGTTCCGCATGCAGTCTTTCTATACGATCGAAAGTGAGTGGCGCATCCGCCAGTGGTTGTCTGGTGGCTTACAAAGCTTTGGCCCCTACGACGAGGAAGACGCACGCATCGTAGATGAGTACGCCAACCGCATCATGGGTACCTGGCCTAACGGCTGAGGACCACGTCTTCTTGACAGATCACCTTTGTGTGGACGTGCGGGACGCGAAGTACATGCTTTGCGCCTGAGTCGTCCACGAAAACCCTTTCTTGCTCCGAGGCTGATTCAGTGGCAATCAGCATACCTTCCCAGCCCTCGCCAGCCCTAACAGGGTGCAGTAGCATGGCGTCTTCCGCAACGAAGGCGCACATGGCGGGAACGTATGCAGCACTTGCAGTCTCCACAACCTCTTTGAAGCAAAACAAGGCCCATCCAGGCAACCTTCTCTTCTTCGCCATTTCGAGCATGGCAGAGCCATACACGTAATTAGCCGTACTACCGCCATTGCGCGGTTTGTAGAACGAAAAATCCTCCCAAGTTGGAGGCTTCTTGTTCTTCTTCGGGTCTCGCTGCGAATTAGCCAAGAGTGCTGATACCATAGCCGTCGGCCTCTCTTGGTCGTGCATCCTTTCCCTGTAGAGATCAGATCCGCGAACATAGGCCGTCACGACGTATGGATATGGCAGGGAGGAGTACTTTTCCCAGGTAAACTCAGGATCACCGGGATAGAACGCTTTCAGGCGCCAAAAATACTCCTCAAGGGGCAATCCCTCCTCTCGGCCTACTCCTTTCCCTCAGAGCCCTCCTGGCTCTTGTCCACCTCCTTGGCCGCGGCCTCCAGGGCTTCGATACTCTTCTTTTCTTCGTCAGAATACAGCTTGAACAGGGCTGCCTGCAGATCAGGGTGCAATCCGATGGTGTCAGAGGGGTCCCAGTCAGGGTTGACCCTGGTAATGATCAGCGCAGTAGAAGCGACAAGGCGCAGTTTTTCTTCGTGGGCCAGCATCGAAGACATCATCTTAGATACTTCGTCGCGGTGCTCGTTGACGTAAGCAGGAGGCTCTTCAGAAGCGATGTCATCGAAGACCTGAGTGGCAGATACTCCAGCCTCGGCTGCAATGCTTCTTGCGGTCATATAGGCGTCCGTAAGAGCAGAGTTGTCTCCCATCGACTGCTGTACCATTGCTTTCTCTGCAACAGTAAGGTACCCCTTGCGCTCAATCTCAATAATACCAGACAGATCGGTACCAATTTGTTCAATAATTGGCTTCAGTCTTGGTTGGACTACGAAAGGCAATCCTTTGTTTTTGCGGGCCATTTACTGACATAAAGCTGGGCTAGGATACCTACGCCTAGTCGTTCCACGCCTGTTCAATAGCGTCCTGATAAACCTTCCTGTATTCATACGGCTTAACAGGGCCGTTACCAGTCAAGACAGCTTCTACCCAGGGCCTGGCTGGAATCAAGACGGAATTAGCGTTTTTGTTGCCATACGGCTGTATAACTCCGCCATAATGGACGAAAGCAGCATAGGGAGCACTGTAATTAATTACGGTGACAGTCTTTGTTTGCAGAAACTTGGTCTTGATCCTGAGGGAGTCCTTCAGTGCGCCCGTGTCAACGATGTTACGCAGACCACTCGTCCTCAGCTGGCCGCCTTTACTGGTGTAAGGTGTTTTCGGGGAGAACGGGCCCCAGACGCTTGCCTCCAGGGCTTGATTGAGGGCTGTGGGCAGATCTGCTTCGACCTGATTGCTGCCCCTGAGGACACCGGTCTGAAAGGCCTTGACTGCTTTTGTTGGGTCGGTACCAGAGGCTTTGATCTCCGCCATAGACGGAAGCTTGATTTCCGCCTTCATCTCAAACTTGTTAGACTTAGCCATTAGTTCTGAAGCTCGCTACCAGTGATTTGGATCTGGACGCCACCAATTTCCTTATAGATAATCTCATCAATCCCCTGCCCACCAAAGATGCCGCTAGAACGCTGGATTTT